CTACTAGATTCTTAGTCTTACGACCGAAGTCGACAGCCAGATCAGCCGTGTGTGTTGCTTGAATGATCTTTAATCGGGGATCGAGGCCAACCATCCATGCCGGGAGTAAGTATGAGGCAAACTCCGACTTAGTGTGTCTTGGCGGCATGTTGATGATCAGACGTTTAATTTTCCCCTGTGCGAGGTCATTAAATTTTTTATTAATTTTTTTATGATGTGAACCTTCAATAAACTCTGGCCAAACATATTTTACAAAACTCAAAAAGTCTTTTTTAATTATGGGTTTGGCTTTATCTAAAGCTACACTTTTTTCTAGTTCTAAAAGTCTTGCTTTCTCTTCTTGGGTCAATCCTGAAAAATTTTCCATAAAATTTTTTGTAATAAATTTTTTATAACTTAATTTTAAAAGTTAGTCTATAAGAGTCTAAATCTTACATATATGTGTACGTCTGGGACCCCTTTGTGTGTTTAGGGTGGGCCCTCCCTGAATTTTCAAGCAAAATTTCTATATGTTGTGGTACCTCTATCGGGACACACTATGCAAGAATTGCAATGCAGTTTCTGCATACCCTTATGGGATTTTATGGGTTGCGTGATTGCACTAGTATCACCACGCAACCCAAGATGACAAACATCAGAAAGGCAATTCCTCTTGGTTGCTTTCTGAATCTTGTTTAACTTCATCTGTTAATACTAAAGGTTCCTCATTTGGTCTTTGCCAAAGGTATTTAGTATTTAATAAATGAAATGTAATATCTTTATTGTCATTTAATGTATCAAGGGCAACCATTTTTTCAAATGCTTTGTCCTCGTTCAAGTCTGTAAATTTAACTGTCCATTGATCCTGAACGTTATATCCAAACTTGTGTTGTTGAAGTATTATAAATTTTTCATCACTCATAATTTAATACTCCAACTATCTGATGCAGTTCTATATCCATCTGCATCTACATCAAAATAGGTCATTAACATTCGACCATTTTTTGATAACCAATATCTGCACTTATCTGTCCATAATGCATTTCTTGTGATTGTCTTTTTATCACTTGCAGAATAGTAAGTGATAATAAAGGGTTTATTATTTATCATTTGTTTCTCATCTTTCTATAACTTTATGTTATGGGATAAATATAATTTATCCCATAACTAATTGCAAGATATTAATTCAAGTTATCAGAATTAATTCCTTGTTGTTGCATATATGCAACACGTTCTGCAATCTTTTGTTCTCTAGTTTTTTCAGTATTTTTCATTCCCTTAATTCTTTCTGCAAGATTTTTAGGATTGTAAATTACCAAGCCACTAGAATTTGTCCGAACAATTTCTGCATCTGTAACATCTAAACCAAGTTCGTTAGCTAACTCGATACCCTCATCAAGCCATTTATAACCTTTTAATCCAACTTTGATTTCTTTCATTTGTTTTAAGATACTTTCAATCCATTTTTCATGGGCTAAAACAAATTGTCCTTTTTGTTGTTTCCAAGAAATTAAAAAATTAAATTCATCTTCGGAACAAGCAATAGACCTATCTCGACAATAATCTCGACCAATTAAATCAAGTTGGTATTTTTCATTCCATTCTTTACCATACTTGGTTTCATTATCTCGACCACCACTCAACCCAAGATATTTTTCGTTGTTCTCGACAAACTTTCTTAAATGTGGGTTGTCGTCTTTATCTTTTTGCTCGATTAAGATGTCAGCATTACAATCTTCTTGTGCATTGATTTCATCTCTAAACAAAGCAAAACTATAAGCACTATCTCTATTTCGAGAATAGTTGCTATCTTCATCAATAGAACCATTTAATCTAAAATCAAAATGTTTTTCTATTGGAACATTTTCCTCAACTACAAGATTATTGTCATAATCTCTTTTTTCTTTTGTTCCAAGATAATGAAAATGAAAGCAACTATCTTTTGCAATAGTCGAAACATTTTCAAATTTATTTTGAAGATAATATGCTTTCTCTACATCTTCATCAGTATAATGACGTCTGACAATTTTTTCTGCCATAGCCCAAGCATTGTCGTTTATGTCAACTTGTTGTGCTTTCAGTTCGTCATACTTTCTTTTTTCTTGGGTATCTTCTTGTTGCAAATGCACTTTTATTCTATTTGCAATTTTATTTCGATACTCGTTATTTAGTCTTATTCTAGCCATCTTATCCTCGCTTTCTTTTTTTATTGGTTAATGACATAAAAAAATTTATATTTTATTCTTGACTATTTGTCAATGGGATATTATATTAATTTCTATATATTGTAAAAAAACATATATCAATTAACAACTTTGGGTTGAGAGGTAGTTCTAGTGCAGAATACTCAACCCAAGTAGAAAGGACAGAAAATGACAATAAGTCAGCTAGAGAAAGAAATAATAAAGGCAATAAAAATAGAAAGCCAAATACCTCTAACAAGTGATCAAGGTTATAAAGACCTAATAAAATTTGTTAAAAAACTATTTAAGGGGTACAAAAATGGCTCTTAAATATTGTCAATCTCATAAGTGCCATACTTATGACACGAAGGATAGAAAGCGAGGAAGTAAGGATAATCGCACAAATCAAACAAGAAGACGAAGTGAGTTCTACTATGGTGGTGGAAATTTTTGCTCATTGAATTGTTATAATGATTGGGCAAGTGATTTCATGGATAGAGCAATTGATAGTGTTAGTGGTCGGATTGTTGAACCTAAAATACTGACAGAGGAAAATGCGTGGCAGAAACACTACAATAGCGAAAGGTGGAATAATCCAAACGCACCAAGATTTGTAGAGTTTAATGTTATCACAAGGCAGTATAGACCTTGTGAGCAAGACTAGTTTCATCTGTCCTTGATGAACAACCCTAGATTGTTTTTGAACCTTACAATCTAGGGTTGAAAATTTTTTTATTTTTTTTGGGTGGGCCCGCCCATAGTTTACAAGCTACAAGCAGGGTGGGCCCGCCCATAATTTACAAGCTACAAGATGTCAAGAAATTTATTTTTATTTTTTATTTGACATCTGGGATATTATAAGATATAAAGGAAACGGGACGAACGGAAGCGGACTGATTGTCAGGGATATTGGATGCCCAAACTAGATGAAAGCGGATAAGTAGTAGTCCCAACAAAACACAACCATAGGTTGTAGAAAGAGAGTAAAACAATGGGACTAGATCAATACGCTGGACTTCGTGACAGTAAAGGCGAAGTTCACGAAAAATTTTATTGGCGCAAACATGCAAGACTGCAGGTCTTCATGTCCAAGCAGTTCAATAAACAAAAAAAGGATCAGGAACATAACACACATGACGACCTGCAACATCTGGGTTTTAATGGTGGTCAAGGTGGTGTTAAAATCACTGAAGATGTAATCAAGGATCTGGAAGAGGCAATCAAAAATAATTATTGGAATTATTTTGCCTCTGATGGTTTTTTCTGGGGACAACAGTTTCAGGAAGAGGCAGTCAACGAATACAAAGCCCAAGACGAAGAGTTTTTAAAATGGGCAAAAGAACAAGTTAAAGCTGGTAGGAATATTGGCTACGATTGTTCTTGGTAAAAAATTTCAGGGCGCTTGCCTAGTTGGGTGCTAGTCTCCCAGTGCAAGCGCCCTGAATACTTGGGCCCTTGTTGAAGTGCGCGCGTGTAGGCAAGGGCCACAAGCATATCCAGTCTTCAAGCAGGGTTATTCCTGTTAAGCCCTGGTGCACCGGTAAACAATTGCCGCTGGGCTTCAATCTTGAAGGCTGGGCCACAAGCTTGACAGGTGGCAAGCTATAGGATATTATAGGATTAGAAAGTGAGGACACATATGACAAAAGAAATAAGACGTAACAGGTTCAACGGTAAAAGCGTTGAGCTCACAGCTGAGGAAGCGGAGAAGCATGATAAGATTTTTTATCATGAAGCACTGGCCACAGCAGAGGATGAGAAGTTAGGGACCGGGGGCAGCAAGCACTGGCAAGAGATGCGAAAGCTCTTAACCTGGTTTCAAAAAAATAATGCCAAAGCTTATATGGTACTACTTGATTAAGTCCCAAGCCTGGGGTGGGCCCGCCCTTGTGGGTCCAAGCTCCGGGGCTCAAGCTCTCAAGCTTGACAGGTTACAAGCTCTGGGATATAATAGGATTTAGGAAGGAATAAAAATTTATGTTAAAAAAAGAAGCAAGACAAATAACCGGCGGACTGTCGAAGCCGTCAAAGATGCCAGGACCAGCGCACAACTTGCCCGCTGTTGCATGTAAGACTGGGGCCAAGCTGGTGAAGGTGCCAGGGTCCGTGTGCGCGGGCTGTTACGCCCTGAAGGGCCGCTATCGGTTCACCAACGTGCAGCAAGCATTGCAGCGACGCCTGGCAGCGCTCGAGGACCCGCGCTGGGTTGATGCCATGGTGGTGTTGATCAAGGACCAGGACTGGTTCAGGTGGCATGACTCCGGAGACATCCAGAGCTTCAGGCACTTAGACAATATTTTTGAAGTGTGCAAGCGTACACCAAACACAAAGCACTGGATGCCAACGCGAGAAGCTCAATTTCTAAAAGTTATTAGCCCGGCCTCCGTTCCGCCAAATTTAATAATTAGAATGTCATCACACATGATTGACCAGGGACCAGTCAAGTTCTGGCCGTGGACGTCGACTGTCGCTTCACCTGCTGGCAAGCGTACTTGCCCGGCCCCAGATCAAGGCAACGAATGCGGCAGCTGCCGCGCTTGCTGGGACAGGTCCACACCAAACGTGTGTTATGGTAAACACTAAATGTATAGATCACCCAAATACTGGAAAGAGATGGCCAAGATTCGAAAGGAGTGGGAGCGCAAGCTCACAAGCTCTCAAGCGTCAAGCGACAAGCGTCCCAACCAGAAGCCAAGGGTTCAAGCTTCAAGCCAAAGTTCGCAAGCGCAACAATCCCATGACCAGGGTACAAGCGCACAAGCCCACGATCCGGGGTGCAAGCAACAAGGATAAAGGTATTTTTTGGGTGCTTTACATGGAAGGCCACCTGGTGAGGTGAGAAGCGTACTTTGTTACCTTTTGTTACCTTCAACTCCAATGTAAAAAAGTGCTCGTTAGGAGAATAACCCAATAGATCGGGAGTCCCCAATAAGCTACGGTTTTCAAGTCTATTCCACGATATGTTTGTAACTTTTCTTTTAAGTTCATTATATAATTTAGCCTCTGGTTTCAGGTGGGTAACCTCTGTGCTAAATCATTCTAATAACTTTGCCCATTTTAGACTTTTCTTTCTCGCAAAGGAAAACTAACCTATGGGTTTCTTTACTACCAATAATTTTATTTTCAAGTAATTTCGCACCAGTGATGTCATAAAATTCTCCGTTAGGTAATAACACCTGACATCTTGAATCCATAACTACTGGAGATTTAAAAAAATTCTCTA